TGATATTAACCCGCCAGACATTCCTTATTTTTTCTTTCAACAAGCTGAACAATATCTTGTTATTCAGGATGGCATTAGCTTGCCTATAATATTCAACGGAGCAAGCGCAAGAAGGTCAGATTTAAAACAAAACGAAGTCCCAGTAGGCACAGCAATGGCTTATGGCAACGGCAGACTTTGGGTAGCTAAAGGTAGGGAGTTTGTAGCTGGTGATATTGTTGGAGGGCCAACAAATGTTATACGCTTTACAGAGAATACTTATATCGCAGAAGGCGGGGCTTTTTCCGTCCCTTTAGACACTGGCAACATTACCGCAATGAAATTTGTTAGCCAGCCTGACAGCTCGCTTGGTCAAGGTGAGCTATTAGTTCACACGCTTAAAGCTGTTTTTGCTGTTAACGTGCCAACAAGCCGAGATAATTGGAAAAAAGTTAGTTATCCAACTGTTAGGATTGTTGCTATTAACTACGGATCTGTAAGTGAAAGAAGCTGCACCTTAGTTAACGGTGATATGTTTTACCGCGCCCCAGATGGGATTCGGAGCTATGTTTCTAGCCGCAGAGAGTGGAAAGAGTATGGGCAAGTTCCTGTTAGTAGAGAAATATCAAATGTTCTTAACTTAGAACAACTTTCAAGTATTACACAGCTTACTAGCTCAGTGCTATTTGACAATAGGCTACTAACAACTGTTACCCCTAACACTAACAGCAACCAAGGGATTTTCTTTCAAGGATTAGCAGTTTTAGACTTTGACCTAGTTGGTGGTAATGGTCAAAAAAGCCCAGCTGCTTGGGAAGGTTTATGGACTGGTTTAAACTTTTTGCAGTTATTAGATGCTGAAATAGAGGAAGAAGAACGATGTTTTTCTTTTGTTTTAGACGGAAACTGTAGAATCCAACTATGGGAATTAACAAAAAACGGTAAGAAAGACAACGAGAAGACTTCTATAGAATGCTACATTGAAACTTCCAGTTATTCTTTTGAAAATCCTTTTGAATTAAAAAGGCTTGAGTATGGTGAAATGTGGGTTGACCAATTAGAAGGCGAAGTAGATTTTAATATTAAATTTAAACCAAACCAATACCCCGCTTGGGTTGATTGGAGCGAGTTTACTGAATGCTCAAAAACAGAGAATTGCGATCCCCCAGCTGGTAGCTGTTTAACTTTTATAAATTACAAACCGCAATACAGATCAAGGAGAAGGTTGCCTCAACCAGCTGACAGCTGTGAATCTGTAAACGGTGCGCCAATGCGTAACGGTTACGAAATATCAGCAAGAATTGGCTGGACTGGTCAGGCTAGGATTAAAGGTTTCAGGTTACACGCTTATCCAGTTATTGAGGAACCTTACGGAGATTGCGCCGAGTTTGGGGCTTGCTCTTAAATTTTATGACATACAAAGAACTAATAATTAGCTGCACGACAACCACTGCAAATGGACCTTACAATTATGCAACTGGCAATGCGTGTAATGAAACAATCAGTTACACTAACGCCACAAGCTAAAGATTATGCCTACGAATCAATCAGTTACTTTAGTAAAAGGAACCGTCCCAGATGGAGCGTGTTTCGATTCTGTGTCCGGCCTTTATAACACCTTTGTCAATCTGACAACAGCGTATGTTGATGGTGATTATTCATTGTTTAATTTTGGAGACACAGAACCATCTGCTTCAGATATAGACAAACCTTGGATAAGAACAATAGGAGGCAAGCCGGACAGAATTTATGTTTATATAGATGGTGGTTGGTTATCAAAACATCCTGTTCCAGCAATTGTTGGTGACATTGGAGAGCGCAGAATGTTCGTAGGAGCTGCTTCTGACATTGACACTTATGATGGCGGTAGTGGCGGCGGGGTAGGTACATCAAGCGGCCCCTTTTGGGAAAAAGACACTGAGTTTGATGCAAGGCTTCCAATCGGATATGGAACCACAGCTGGAGGCACTGAAATAACAGAAGGATCTCCAACAGGGGGTGAAGACAGGACTGTATTAGAAGAAAAAAACTTGCCGCCTCACTCTCATTCTTTGAATTACGCGACTCGATCTTTTCGCAGCGGCAGTGCTGACACAGGCGAAGGAAGGTTTGGATCGGGGTCAAACGTAGTTGAAGGAATGGTCACAGGTGGAAGCGGTCAGTTGTCTGTTCCGTTTTCCAATTTACCACCTTACAAAGGGGTTTACATTATTAAAAGAACAGCAAGAATTTATTACAAAGCCTGATGAAAGTTACTCTAGGAGACGCTAAAAGCAGAATTGCAAAGCATTTAAACCTTTGTGCTACTGACTCTCGTACTACGGAGTACATCAACGAAGCTCAACGCAGACTAATTGAAAGCGGCAAGTGGAAAGGCACTTACGGTAAGTTTACAATTTGCGTTACAGATGGGTGTATTGCTTGGCCAAGGCAGATTGAAACAATTGAAACAGTAGCGTTAAACCAAAATGTTGGAACGGTTAGAAATGACTGGTTTGAATTTGTTGAAAGTGGTTATGGACTTTTAGACAATAAAGATAACGTAGGATACCAGCTAATTGACCGAGGGGAATCTCCTGTTCAAAAAGATATGTCTGGCGAAGGCAAAAACATTCGTGTCTATGCCTTTCTCGACGCTGACGCTGGAAAAACAATTAACATCCAAGGGTACGACGAGAACAACGCTTGGATCAGAACTTCAAGCGGAGGATCTTATATTGACGGGCAAAATGTTACCCTAGTAAACGGGTATGTGGATACTACCAAAAAATTTAAAAGCATAACCGGAGTACGAAAAGATGTTACTCAAGCTAATGTTCAGCTGTACGAAATTACAGACGCAAGCTCACCAACACTTGTTGATTTAGCAACATACGAACCAGACGAAACATTGCCTAGTTACCGACGATCAATTATTCCAAATTTAGGCGGCGCAGCTGGATGTGAAAGTGGAACTGACAAAAAAGTTGCTGTTACAGTAATTGCAAAACTCAGATTTATAAACGCCGTCAACGATACAGACGTATTGATGGTTAGTGATCTCTACGCCATAAAAAATATGGCGACAGCTATTAAGCTGGAAGAGAACCGAGACTTTGGTGCAGCCTCAGAATACCGCAATCTGGCCTTTGATTCTCTTCAGAATCAACTAGCAAATCATATGGGTGATGGGGCTGTACCTGTTTTACAAATGACAAACTTAAACACTCACGGTGGTGGAGGTATTGAAAGCTTAATATAATGGCAATAGGAGCATTAGCAGCGGGACTAGGAGCAAGCCTTTTGAAAAAAGGGCCAAAGATTCCTAAGTACAATAAAATAGACCAAGGCAAAGAACAGAGTGCTGCAATTAGCAGTAATCTAGCTAATTTTTCAGACGCTAGAGAACTTGCAGCTAAAACCAGTGCAGCGGATCAAGATATATTAATGTCAAATCTTGAAGCTGCTATTCCAAACTACAGACAATTAGTTGGAGGAGCTGGAGATGCAATAGGAAATATGATTGCTGGAAATCTTCCTATGGCAGACCAAGGCTTAACTATGAGGCGAGCCGCAGAAGGCGGTATGGGGATGGGACTTGCTGGAAGTGCAGCTGGAAGAAATCTTGTAGCTCGTGATTTAGGTTTAAGCCAGCTAAGTATGACTCAATCAGGGTTAGGTGCTTTAAACCCTTTCTTGTCTACAGTTAGAAGCACAGGAGTTGCTAACCCGATGGGTGTTGGTCAATCGTATATAAACCCGAATCAGTGGACACAAAATGCTATGAGAGACAATCAATTTGCTTATCAAGCAGCTGTCGGAAAAGCAAAGTCTGACGCAGCTAATAATCCTTTCAATAGAGCAATGAATTTTGCATCTGGAGCAGCTGGAATGTATATGGGGAATTACGGAATGGGACAAGGGCTGGCCGCTGGTATGGGCGGCGGTGGCGGAGGAGGTTTTATGTCCGGCATCAAGTCTGGGCTTGGAAG